GCTCCCTGAACCCAAAGTGGGTAGAGTGGCTCATGGGATACCCTCTCGGATGGACCGACTTAAAGGACTCGGAAACGCCATCGTGCCACAAGTCGCGTTCGAAATCCTAATTGAAATTTACAACGAAATTGCGAACAAGAAAATGAATTGTATTGACGCCTAACGACCGTTGTCAACCAAATAAGCATTGACAACGCTTCGCGCATGATGCAATTACGCGAACATCGAACAGAAAACGCCAAACGGTAACGGTTCGCTGGTTTCAGCGAATAAACAGCGACGAATCGAACAGCTAAAACCTTACCGATTCAAGAAGGGAAAATCCGGAAATCCGAACGGTCGCCCGAAATCTTTCGATGCCTTTCGCGAAATAGCCCAGCAGATCGCGCAGGAAATGCAGAGCAACGGCACAATGAAAGCCGAGCAAGTGCTTCGAAGGTGGGCGGACAGTCCAGAGCCAGCACTGCAAAAAGCTTTTGTAGAATACGCTTTCGGCAAAGTCCCCGACAAACTTGAAACGACCGGCCTCGAAAATAAACCCGTCCTGATTTTACACTACGCGCATGAGCGACAGCAAACGGCCAATAACTGACGGCTATTTGCCCGCGTTTCACAGTGCGCAAATCGAGATTGCTGACGATCAAGCGCGCTACAAAGTCGTAGCTGCTGGTCGCAGATTCGGCAAAGGCATACTCGGCATTGCAGCCGCGTTTCGTTACGCATCGCGCGGCGGGAAAGCGCGATGGATCGCGCCGAGTTACGCTTCCGATTCGTATCAATCCGGTTGGAACTGGGCGAAAGAACTCGCCGGACAAATCCCTGGCGTTGATGTTCACTTGCAACGGCGCGAAATAAATTTCTCAGATGTCGGCGGCGGTTGGTTGCAATTCAAGACGGCAGAAGAACCCGACAGCTTACGCGGTGAAGGCATTGACTTTGTTGTGTTCGATGAGGCCGCGCACATCGACGGACTTGAAACAATGTGGGAGCAATGCGTGCGCCCGTCGCTCATGGATCGGCGCGGAGATGCGTGGTTTATTTCGACGCCTAACGGATTCAACTATTTCAACGATCTCTTTTTGCGCAGCCGCGATCAACAGGACTGGTCGAGCTTTCAGTTCGCCACGTCCGCAAACCCACACATCGACTACGATGAGATTGCAGAGTTGCGCAAAACTTTACCCGCACTCGTGGCACGCCAGGAGATCGACGCCGAATTCGTTCAACTCGCCGGCGCATTGTTTAAACGGCAGAACATCAGAATTCTAGAAGATGAACCAATCGGGGCGCCGTGGGGACAAGGAGCACAATGGGTGCGCTCATGGGATTTGGCGTTCACTGAAAAGACAACGAGCGATTGGACTGCCGGAATCAAAATGTGCTTGTCGCAAGATGGGACCGTTATCATTTCTGATATTGTTTCCGGCCAGATGGAATGGCCGGACGCAGTTCGTTGCATTGCTAACACTGCGATAATGGATGGTCGCTCTGTTCGGCAAGGCATCGAATGTGTGAGCGCGCAAGTTGGCGTCTTACAAACGCTACTGCGAGACCCGTTGCTACTCGCTCACACGTTCATTCCGATAGAAGTGCACCGCGACAAACTCACGCGCGCATTGCCGTTGGTCGCTCGCTCTGAACAGGGGAAGCTGGCGATTGTGCGCGGATCATGGAATCAGAAGTTTCTGGACGAACTCTGCGCGTTCCCCGAAGGATTGCATGACGATCAGGTTGACGCTTGCAGTGGCGGCATGACGCTACTCGCCACGCCAACTGGCGCGATTGATGATGTTAGCAAGATTCGCGTAGGCGGCAATAACACCGTCAACAAATATCGGCCACAGTTTACGCCTCGGAGGTTGCAAACTGCATGAGATCAATTGACCGCATTCGTAAACCTCCGCGCAAGCGTAAGACAGTCGCACTTCGCACGAACGGCAAACACAAGATCAAAGGCGCAACCGTCAACGCGCCAATGACCATGAATCGCCTGTTGCGACCACAAGCGCGTTACAACTGGCTGATGCCGAACGTTGGCGCGATCACGCCAGCATACATTGAAATGGTGTTGAACGGTGCACTTGCCGGTAGCCACGTTGCGCAATATGAGCTTTTCGATTTGATGTTGCGCACTTGGCCGGAACTCTCCGCATGTTGCCAGGAACTGACCTACGGTGTGATGCGTAAGAAACTCATCTTCGAACCATTCTGCGACGAAGACGAGAAGCCGACTCCGGGCGCGATTGAACGGCAAAAGATCGTTAGTACGGCGTTGAAAGAAATGCAGCCAGACGCCGAGAATGACGGCAACGACTTAGACGGCACTCTGAAAAACATTTTAGATGGTTGGCTTCGCGGTGTGAGCGTGAGTGAGATTGTATGGGAAACCATTGATGCTGCTAAGTTGGGAACAATCGCCGCGCCGCGAACCACTTTTTGGGTTCAACCGACGCAGTACGCTTTTGCATGGGATAATTCTATCGGGTTGCGCCCGCGAAAAGAGCGATCAGGCGGCGGCGTTTATCCATTCAGCACGACTAGCAGCCAGCCGGTGATTGTCGATCCATTTCCCCCGAACAAATTCCTTGTCGCAATCCACAAAGCTAAAACAGGATCGCCTCTAGGCGGACCGTTGCTTGTCCCGCTCGCGTGGTGGTGGTGCGCAGCGAACTTCTCTAGCGATTGGCTATTGAATCTCGCGCAAGTGTTCGGGTTGCCGTTCCGGTGGGCGAACTACGATGCGAACGCACCGCAAGCGACGATTGACGCAATTTGCACGATGCTGCAAAACATGGGTAGCGCGGGTTGGGCGGCTTTCCCCGTTGGAACAACGCTCGAAATGATTAACACCGGCAGTCAAAACGGCAGCGATCATTCGCCGCAAGGCGAGTTGTTAGACCGCGCAGACCGTTACGCGCGCAACTTGATCCTCGGTCAGACAATGACTGGATCACACGGCACGACAGGCAAAGGCGGCGGGCAAGCGTTCGGCAAAGTTGAGGAACACGTTAAGGACGATCGCATTGACGCAGCCGGACGATTTGCGGAGTCCATAATTAACAAGCAACTGATTCCCTATATTCTGTTGCTCAATTACGGTGACACCAAAGAAGCGCCGTCGATCAAGTTCCTCGAAGACGAAGTAGCCGACTTGACTGAAGCGCAACGCGACAAGGTTCTGGTTGATGCTGGCTTGCCGATTGGCGTCGATTACATGCGCAAGAAATACGACATTCCCGAACCAGCAGAAGGCGAGGAAACATTGACGAAACCGGAGCCGACTGGATTCGGCGGCGGGTTTGGCGGTCCGCAGGACTCCGAGAATCCCGAGGAAACGAACGCGCCTAACGAGGAACAGGACGCGGCGAAAGCAGGCGACATCACGCTGCGATCACCGTCCGAGTTGAAGATTTCTGTTGTAGATAATCACATTATCCGTGGTTACATGGCGCGGATTGAAAGCGGCGAAGAACTTGCGCCCGTTGTCTTGCGCGAATCAGGTAGAATCAAAGACGGCAACCATCGCGCGGCGGCGTACAAGAAACTTGGAATGCAAGTGCCTACCGTGATGATGTCTGGCGACAAACCGGGGCACGCATTCCACGGAAATCAGTTCGTGAACATTGGCGAGGCTGTTAACACGCCGTTCGGTCGCGGGATAGTCGTTGCGCAAGATTATCACAATGTTTGGGTAAGTACAACCAAAGGAATCAAAGTCGTGAAACGAACCGATGTCGTCAAAGTCCCGCAGGACAAATCAAAGTTTCCGAGCATCACGCACAGCGCGGAGAACGAACGGCGCGCGGCGCTCAACACGAAGCTCGAAGAGATTAACGAGATCGAGGATGACGCCCTATTCGCTAAGGAATTGAAGCAACTAGCAGGAGAATTGAAATGAATAATGACGAATATTACAGGGATAATTGGGAATCTATTGAATGCCGCGCAGCAGTAGAAATATCTCCCACGGCAACGAACGAAATTCTATTTCTGCCGATTGGACTACACGCGATCAAACCGGTCTATGGCGGCATCGGTCGTCCGATCAAGGTCAAGGTTGACGGCAACACTGCGCAAGCGATCCAGAATCAGCACGAACTTTTAATGGCTTCTGGCAAACATCCATATTTCGATTTCAACCACGAAGACGGCCCCGCTTCGTTCTGGCCAGAAACTTTCATATGGCGCACGGGCGAAGGCGTGATTGCCAAAGGCCAATGGTCCCGTAGAGGCAAAAGCGCCGTTGAAGGCAAAGACTTCCGCGCTTTCTCGCCCGTGTTCCACGTTGACAACAAACGCGCCGACGCTGCACTGGTCATCTGCAAACAGAACGCAGACCCGAACATGGGCGGCTTAGTCAACAATCCAGCTTTCAAAAATTTGCCCTTGTGGGCAAAAAACGCCGAATCACTCGGCAACGCCGGAGTTAACGGCGACAACGCAGAAGGACAAAACGAAATGACTAATGAAGAAATCGCCGCGCTCCGGGCGAAACAACAGGAGCTACAAGAAGAAGTGGACGCGCTGAAGGCGCGAGCCACAAAAGATGAGACAGACGCCAACGCGGTCTTGAACCTCAGCAGCCGCGAGAGCGAATTGAGGGCGATCAACTTGGAAGTTGAATCAGCCGAACTCAAAGCGCAGAATGAGCGGTTGCAAGGCGAGATTCGCGGCGTGAATCAGAAGAACGCCGAGGCAGCGGTCAAAGCCGCTATTCAGCGCGGCGCGATCCTGGCGAAGGACACCAAAACGCAAACCGATTTGATTCGGCGCGCAACAGGCGATCCGAGTTTTATTTCGGTTATTGCCGGGATGCAAGGCAACGGCATATTCGGGAGTCGAATCACTTCACTCGACTCACGGATTGCTGTTCAGAACGAAGACCCTGGCATGATCTTCGGGGCGCTGGCGCGCATCACCTCATCCGCGAAGAAATCGCGCAAATGGGAAGACAAAGTT